ACTACTTCACTTACCGGCATGCACTGTGACATTGCAGTACTTGACGACGTTGTGGTCTACGAGAACGCCTATACAGGTGAGGGTAGACAAAAGGTAAAGAGCCAGTACTCGCTCCTCTCCTCCATCGAGGGTGCTAACGCAAAGGAGTGGGTGGTCGGTACCAGATACCACCCCATCGACCTCTACAACGATCTGATGCAGATGACTGAGGATCAGTACGATGCAGAGGGTAACAAGGTCGGTGAGGATAACATCTACGAGGTCTTCGAGAGAGCCGTAGAGAACATGGGTGACGGTACCGGAGAGTTCCTCTGGCCGAGACAGCAGCGCAGGGATGGTAAGTTCTTTGGCTTCGACAGACAGATCCTCGCTAAGAAGAGGGGACAGTATCTAGACAAGTCTCAGTTTAGGGCGCAGTACTACAATGATCCTTCTGATCCTGATAATATTCCTGTCGGTACTGACAAGTTCCAGTACTACGACAGAAAGCACCTCAAGCAGGACAGTGGCTTCTGGTTCTACAAGGACAAGAAACTGAATGTCTTCGCCTCAGTAGACTTTGCATTCAGCCTGTCAAAGAAAGCAGACTACACTGCGATTGTTGTAGTCGGGATCGACGCAGACAACAACATCTACGTTCTCGACATTGACAGGTTTAAGACAGACAGAATCTCTGACTACTTCGACCACATCTTCCATCTGGTAAGCAAGTGGTCCTTCAGAAAGATCAGAGCAGAAGTCTCAGTAGCTCAGCAGGCCATTGTACGTCAGATCAAAGAACTGATTAAGCAACACGGTCTCAGCCTCTCAGTGGATGAGTTCAGACCTAACAAGCATCAGGGTAACAAGGAGGAACGTATCTCTGCAATTCTCGAACCGAGATACGACAACCTTCAAATCTGGCACTATCGCGGCGGTAACATCCAGACCCTTGAAGAAGAACTGATGTCACGTAACCCACCACACGATGACATCAAGGACGCTCTAGCTTCCGCTGTGGACATGGCAGTAAAGCCTGCCCGTCAGACTAACAGAACCAAGACCCAAAATATCGTATGGGCAGGAAACAGGTTTAGAGGATAACTAAATGGCTGGTACTACCATCGAACTAGACCATATGCTGTCTCCTGACCACGTGGCTACAGAGATTGCAGATCGGTGGCGTGAGTGGTCTAACCTCCGTGAGCAGAAGGTGGAGGAGTGGAAAGAACTCCGCAACTACCTCTACGCTACGGATACACGCACTACCAAGAATGCTATGCTGCCGTGGAGTAACAGCACCACTACGCCGAAGCTCACGCAGATCATGGACAACCTCCATGCCAACTACTTTGCTACTCTGTTTCCTCAGCGTAGCTGGTTCAAGTTCTACGGTGACAATGCTGAGGGCAACACGAAGCAGAAGCGTGATGTCATTCAGGGCTACGTAGAGAACAAGGTCAACCAGTCAGACTTTGTCAACACTGCCTCCACCCTCCTCTACGACTACATCACCTACGGCAACTGCTTTGCTACGGTGTCTTGGGAAGAGAACTACACCTACCTCGAAGAGGAAGGCCTCACCCCTAACTACATTGGACCACGACTGGTTCGTATCTCTCCCTTCGATATCTGCTTCAACCCTACTGCCTCTGCCTTCGAGAAGACACCGAAGATCATTCGCTCGATCAAGACACTGGGCGAACTGAAGCGGATGGCTGACACTGACAAGGACATTGAGGTAGCCTTCAACAAACTGATGAGGGGCAGAGCAGCAGTCAGAGGTTCTGACGCTACCTTTGCTAAGTCTGATGGCTACATCGCAGATGGCTTCACCTCCATCCAGCAGTACTACGAGTCTGACTACGTAGAAGTCCTGACCTTCTATGGTGACATCTACGACCGTGAGGCAGACAAGTACCATAGTTCACGCATCATGACTGTCTTTGATCGTGCCTACCTTGTTTCGAGTGAACCGGAGAGAAGCTGGTTGGGTCACTCCCCGATCTTCCACGCAGGCTGGAGACCGAGACCAGACAACCTCTACGCTATGGGTCCACTTGACAACCTTGTCGGGATGCAGTATCGTATTGACCATCTGGAAAATCTCAAGGCTGACGTGTTTGACCAGATTGCCTACCCCATCCTGAAGATCAGGGGTGACGTAGAGGACTTCGACTTTGCTCCCGCCTCTCGCATCTACTTAGGTGAAGAGGGTGATGTAGGCTACCTCGTACCAGACGCCACTGCACTGCAGGCAGACCTTCAGATCCGTCTTCTTGAAGACAAGATGGAGGAGATGGCTGGTGCACCGAGACAGGCTATGGGTATCCGTACCGCAGGCGAGAAGACTGCCTTTGAGGTACAGACACTGCAGAATGCAGCCAGCCGTATCTTCGAACACAAGACTGCTCACTTCGAGCGTGTGTTCCTTGAGCCGATCCTCAACGCTATGCTTGAGATCTCCCGCCGTAACATGAACACCTCTGACGTTATCCGTACTACTGATGATGCCAGCGGTCTTGCACTCTTCCGTGAGATCACGAGAGAGGACATCACGGCGAAGGGTAAGATTGTTCCTGTTGGCGCACGTCACTTTGCTGAGAGAGCACGGCGTGTGCAGAACCTACAGCAACTCTACCAACTCAAGCTACAAGACCCTTCGGTTGCAGCGCACATGAGTGGTAAGGAGTTTGCTCGTATCCTCGCAGAAGAGTTGGGTGAGACAACCCTCTTCAGTGAGAACGTCATGGTCACTGAGCAGCTTGAGACTCAACAGGCAGCACAGGAGGCAGAGATGCTTAACGCTGAGCAACTCGCTATCAAGGAGCAGATGGGTATCTAATGCAGACTATCTGGCTCAAGGGATACAAGGATAAAGATCAACGCAAGAAAGAAGTGCTGGCCTACAGGTTCGCCTTCGATGCGTTGAGAGAAGTTCTCGAACAGGAGTATAAGAAAAAGCCTGCTGTTCGTGACTACGAGGTTCCTAATTGGGAACTTAGACAGGTGGCGGTCAACGAGTATAACCAATGTCTCGATGACTTGCTTAAACTTATACAACTAGACAAGGAATAACACATGAGTGTTTTCTCTGAGAGCGGGCAACCGAACCAAACTCAAGAGACCGAGATGACAACGCAGACCACCGAACAGACGGAGTCTTATGTTGCCAAACTCGTAGAGGCTAAGGGAGATAACTGGAAAGATCCCGAAGTCCTTGCAAAAGGAAAGCTCGAAGCTGACCGATACATCAAGGATCTAGAAGATCAGTTAAACCAGATGCGTGAAGACCTGAAGAAGGAAGACTACGCAGAAAAGATTCTCCAAGAGATTCGAAATAAGGCCGCAGATACCAGCACTGCGAATCGGACTCAGCCCAATAATGATACTGCTGGCGCTGAAAAGGATGCCACACCACAAGCATCTCTAAGCGAGGAAGACCTGAAGAGCCTTGTAGACAAGACACTCACAGAGCGTGAGAAGCAGAACACTGTAACTCAAAACATCCGTCTTGTAGACGAAGAGTTGCAGCGTCAGTACGGTACCGAAGCACAGAAGACTGTCCTCAAGAAGGCAGAAGACTTAGGTATCTCACTGGAGCGGATGAAAGAGATTGCCTCTGAATCCCCTACTGCCTTCTTCGCACTAATCGGTGATGGCAAGAAGACGTTTAACCCAATGGTTAATAGCTCTGTCCGCACTGAGGGTGTCAATCTTCAGCCCTCTACTGAACGTGACTGGTCATACTACCAGAAGCTACGTAGAGAAAACCGCGATCTATACTATACCCCCAAGATCCAACAACAGCTCATGCAAGACAAGGGCAGGCTTGGGGATAAGTTTGGAGCCTAACAGGAGAAACCTAAAATGGCTATGACTACCGCCAATACGACTCTCCTTACGCGCAGCGACATTTGGTCTACTGAGCTTAAGGAAATCCTCCGCGACGAAATGATGGCACAACGCTACGTGCGTATGCTCGAAGGCTTCCCCGACGGGGACACCTTCCACATTCCGTCCATCGGTCAGGCACAGGTTGACAACTACGCAGAAGACACTGCTGTCACCTACCGTCCGCTTGACACGGGTGAGTTCACCTTCTCTGTCGATAAGTACCTCTCGTCGGCTACTTACATGACGAAGAAGGCTGAGCAGGACATCTTCTACGCCAACGAACTCATGAGCCGTTTCGTTCCCGAGCAGGAACGTGCGATCATGGAGCACTTCGAAACCACCACGATGGCTGCTGCTGAAGCTGGCGTTGCTGCCAACTCGGCTGAAGCAATCGACAGCATTGCACACCGCATTGCTGGTGGCAACGGCGGCGTGATCGAACTGGCTGACTTTGCATACGCTCGTTATGCACTGAAGAAGGCCAACGTTCCTGATCAGGCAATGGTTGCTATCGTTGACCCGTCGGTCGAGTTCATCCTGAACACGCTGACGAACATCGTCAACGTCTCGAACAACCCCATGTTCGATGGCCTTGTCCGTAACGGTATCGCAACGGGTATGCGCTTTGTAGCCAACGTCTACGGCTTCGACGTGTACACCAGCAACTACCTTGCTGACGCAACTGATGGTGCTCTGCTTGAGCGCGATGGTTCGACCGCTGCAGACTTCTCGTCCACCAACGGTAAAGCCAACCTGTTCTTCTCGGCATCCCCCACCGTGAACCCCTTCGTGGGCGCATGGCGTCAGATGCCCGAAGTTGACTACGAGTACAACAAGGACTTCCAGCGTCACGAGTTTGTTACGACTTCTCGTTACGGTGTTAAGCTGTACCGTCCTGAAAACATGGTTCGCGTTATTTCGAACCCCAACGTGTAAGAAAGGACTGACTCATGTCGTACACTAACGCTGATGGCCTTCTCGTCCTGACTGATGGCGCGGCAGGTATTCCCGCAGAAAACGGCAAGACTGCTGTTGCTGCTAAGAAGAACCTGCTCGTCAACATCGACCTGACGAAGGGTGACCAAGCCCTGAACACGGGCACCGACGCTTCGATCCCTGCTGGTTCGTACATCACCTCCGCATCGCTGGTTGTCAAGACCGCCGCTGCTGGTGGTACCAACGTGACCATCGGTCTGATCAATGCTGCAGGCGCAGACATTGACGCAGACGGTATCGATGCAACCGTTGCTACTGCTGACCTCGCCGCCAACAAGGCTGTTGTTTGTGACGGTGCTTTGGTCGGTGGCACCGCAACGATTGGTGCTGCAGACGGTTACATCGACATCGATGTGACGGGTACCTTCACTGCAGGTGAACTCCTGCTCGTGATCGAGTACGTCGAAGTCTAATGACTTAGGGGAGGGCTTCACGGCCCTCCTCACACCATTTGCAATGTAGACCTGAGGGATCACTATGGCCAACGTTAATCACTCTACCCTGACCGATCCGTACCTGCACGAGCCTAAGGGTATCGCTGCGTCAGGTGCTGATCGAGTCTATATTGCTAATGGTTCTGGTAGCGGGGTCTGGACACCACTGGCCCGCTACGTCAATGGGTATGTAGCCTTTGATGCTGTAACCCCTGCCTACCAACACTCCGTAACTACGAGCTTCACGGTTATTGACCCGACCTTTGTAATTAGTGCAAACAGTGGGTTTACCGGACTATCATCACCCAATGCTCGTCTGCGTTATGATGGTACTGAAGACATCACTGCCTTTGTACAGTTTACCATTGCATTTAAGAATGCTTCCGGTACAGACAGGGATGTAGAGGTAGAAATCTACAAGAATGGTTCGTCCTTCAACGGTGCTCACACGATTATTACAGCAGTTACTGGCACGTGGGGTTCAATGACCCTGCCTGATGTAGGCACTCTGTCTACCAATGACTACCTCGAAGTCTTTGTCAAAGGCTCTGCAGCCTTCACTCTGGACATTGCCTCTGCATCCCTGACCGTTACAGGAGTGCCTGTCTAATGCGTAGAACACTCCTCTCAATGGTGCAGTCGATCCTCTCGGACATGGACTCTGAGGATGTCAACAGCATTTCAGACACCGTAGAGGCACAGCAGGTAGCCTCTGTTATTCAGGATACGTACTTCAACATCATCGCTGCTCGTGAGATTCCTGAGCACAAGCAGATGCTGCAGCTTACATCCCTGTCCAACAACCAGAAGCCTACTCATTTCCGGTACCCAAACAACACCAAAGAAATCGAGAAGCTGTTCTACAACACGGCCTATACTGGCTCAACCTACACTGAGGTGTACTTCATCGAGCCTATCGACTTCCTCAACCGTGTTGATGAGTCGGCTACCAACACTCTGCAGGTTCAGACAGTAGCAGGCAATGTTCCTGTCTTCGTTATGACAGACCGTATGCCTAAGTACTACACATCCTTTGACGATGACAACATCATCATGGATGCCTATGACGTGTCTGTCGAAGTCATCCTACAACAGTCGAAGACCAGAGCCTACGGTACCGTCTACCCCACCTTCCAGATTGACGATGACTTTGAACCGGATCTAGACGATACCCTCCTGCCCTACTTGTTGGCTGAGGCTAAGTCTACCTGCTTCTCTCTGTTTAAGAGCGGGTCTGATCCTAAGGTAGAGCAGGCCGCTCGTCGCCTCAAGTCCTACACTCAGAATGATATGTACAAGACCAAGCGGGAAAACAAGAGACCGCACTACGGGAGACACTGATGATCGAGTTCATTGAAGACACAGTAAACCAACGCTGTGTCTGCAAGTCCGACAAGTTTGTCGAAAGTATCATTATCAAAAAGGCTAGAGACGGATTTATCTTCTTCGAGATCTCCTTCGAGAATGGGCAGACACCCAATGATCTGAAGGGTAAGTACACCTCGATGAGATCAGCCATGAAGGCAGTCTCTTCTTACGTAGCCAACGCCAAACAATCTAGGGCTTCTCGTACACAGTACTTCAACGAGCAGCGGGACAAGAGGAAGCAACAGAATGCCGCAACGGATCAGCCAAAAGGTAGTGAACACCTTCGTGAAGGGTCTGGTCACTGAGGCTGGTGAGCTTACCTTTCCTGAGAACGCATCTGTAGACGAACTTAACTGCCTTCTTCAGCGGGACGGATCTCGCAGGAGAAGGCTTTCTGTTGAGTTGGAGACGAATGCTGTAGACTCCTCCTTCGACGTTACCACCACCTTTGTCTACCATACAGGTATCTGGAGAAACGTAGCAGGTCAGGCAGGCTTTGACCTTCTTGTTGTACAGAACGGTAGCACTCTCTACTTCTATGAGACAGCCGCTGAACCCTACAGCGCATCAGTCAAGGGTTTTACTGTAGACCTGTCTACCTTTGAACATGCAGGCTCTACAGGCTCCGGTACCGCCTACATCGAGATGGCCTCGATCAATGGTGACCTTGTTATCGTGTCACCTGCAATCAATCCCTTCTACATCAAGTACGAGCCAACTACAGACACGATTACCACAACTCAGGTCTCACTACGTATCCGTGACTTCGAGTGGCAGGGTGACAACTCCACGTACTTCGAGGGTGTAGACAGCACTCTTGTTAGTCTGGAGAGAGAATACGACACAGCCAATGCTGGCTGGACTGGTACGTTAGGTTCAGCAGCACTGACTACTTACATCACTGCTGAGTCTGAGTACCCTCCTCTGAACCTTGCATGGTATGCTGGTAAGGATAGTGGTGGCTCCTTCTCCGTTGCTGAGTGGAAGAAGATCTTTGCTGGTACCAGCCTTACAGGCAATGGTCACTTTATCCTAGACCTGTTTAATAAAGACAGAGCAACAGCCAGTGGTATTGTTGGTCTGCCTATTGAGATCGAGACCAGTCGCTTTCAGGCTGTAGCCTCCTTCTCTGGCCGTATCTTCTATGCTGGATTGACTTCAGCAAAGAACGGTGGTAGAATCTTTTTCAGTAAGCAGCTAGACAATACGACTGAGGTTGGTAACTGCTTCCAACAGAATGACCCCACCTCAGAAGACTTCAGTGATCTGCTTGATACTGACGGTGGTGTGATTGTTCTACCGGATGCAATGAATATCCAGAAGCTCTACGTGGTTGGTAGCTCTCTGTATGTCTTTGCTGAGAATGGTGTCTGGCGTATCAGTGGTGTGGACAATGTCTTCAGAGCCACTGAGTACGCAGTTCAGAAGGTTACGTCTACAGGCATTAATAATGCTCGTACCTTTGTGGACGTAGAGGGTATCCCGATCTGGTGGTCCAAGTACGGTATCCACACAGTGACTGTTGACTCGGTCAGTGGCTCTGCTAACGAACAGAACCTGACCATCCCGACTATTCAGTCCTTCTTCGATGAGATTGACGGTAACGCCAAAGACCACTGCAAGGGTGTCTACGACGTAATCAACAAGAAAGTCTTGTGGTTCTACCCGAAGAACAATGAGGCTGTAGCCAACAAGAAGAACCGTGTACTGACACTGGACATTTCTCTGCAGGCATTCTACCCGTGGGAGATTGCTGATGAGGCCAGTAACACCAGCTACATTATCGGTGCTGAGTACTACAATTCCTTTGGTTCTCGGTTCCTTGACGTAGACGTTATCCTGTCCACCGGAGATGATGTTGTTACCTCTGCTGGTGATGACGTAACCATCTCTCGTCTGACTCAGCTTGCTCTTGCTAACTCTGCAGCGATCCTGATGGTTCGTAATGGTGACACAGGCAAGATGACGATGGCTCTGTTCAAGGGTACTGACTTCCTTGACTGGGGTACTGCAGACTACGACAGCTATGCTGAGGCTGGCTACGACTTTATGGGCGACCTGATGCTCAAGAAGAATAGCCCCTACGTACTTGTCTACATGCGTCCGACTGAGGAGGGCTGGTCAGGCTCAGAGAGCTTAGGCTACACACCCATCAGAGAATCCTCGATGCTTGTGTCTGCCTACTGGGACTTCAGAAGAAACTCCTCTTCTACTGCACAGCAGGCGTACAGACTTAAGTACGTGCCTGTACCGGACACAGGTAGTCTAAATCAGTGGGATTATCCCGAAGAGATTATGACTACTAGACTGAAACTAAGAGGTCACGGACGCAGTATGCGTCTACGCTTCGAGAGCGAGACAGGCAAGGACTTTGTCCTGTTGGGTTATGGAGTTCTACAGGGTGTCAACCAACGCTTCTAATAGACTCAAGGGTATCAAGGGTTCTACTTTCTCAGTAGACCTTGAGTACAACAAGAACTACATAATCATTCACCTGCCTGCTATCGACAAGTTTACTAAGGCTACTCTGTTTGAGATGCAGTACCTACTGGATGACTGGTGGTCGTTCTTTAAGACTGTAGGCTACACAGAGATACACGCGGCAGTAGACCCAAACAATCGGTCAATCAACAGACTGCTACGTCACATACAATTTAGACAGATTGGTTCATCAAACGGTATGAACATCTGGTCTTACAGAGGAGACTAAGATGCCTCAAGCACTCCCAGTAATTCAAGCAGTGGCTGCAGTAGGTAGCCTTGCTATGCAGGCTAGAGCGTCGAGCGCCTCACGGCGGG